GGTATGGAGTGAATGACTTAAATCCTCTCGCAAGGTCTAAGTTGTCCATGCTTCCTGTTTGTGCGTACAAAATAGCACCGTTGTTGAAGTCGTTACCCAAAGCGTTTTGGATTTCGATACTCTGATTAGTATCTGACAACCAATCGTACTCACCTGGTCCACCTTGACTATCAATCTGACGCTCAATTTGAGCAAAAGTAGTCTGTGCGCCCATTGTAGAATAGTATTGAGTAGTTCCGTTAGCTTGTACTTGTTGGATAACTCCTGCTGTACCTGATTCGGTGTAACCCAAGTTATCAGTAAGGTTTGAATCCATAAGAGCAACTTCTTTTTGAAGCATCATCTCATAGTTGTCATCCTTCAACTGCTTGTACTTGTAGAAACGCTGTCCATCAATTTCAAAGTCAATTCTTTCTGCCATTGACAAATCGGTGAACTTGCTATCCTTACGGATTTGAGTACAAAAGTTAGTGTACTTGTCGATGTTACGAACTTCAGTACCTGTGTAATCAGATGCCTCACCTAAGTACTTGTAACCTCTGTTCTGTAATACATCACCTGCAAGAGTTGAAGCATTTTCAGTAGCAATTACTGGTGTTAATACAAATGTGTGAGCATAAGGAGTAGCCTTGTTAGGAACTGCACTTACACGAGATTCAATTCCTGTACGAGCATTGTAGTAAATCTGTCCTTCGTTTGGTAAAGAACGAGTACCTGAAGCTGAATAAGCTCCTGCTGCAACAGTAATAGTTGCTGGTGCGCCTGCTGATACAGAAACAGCTGTTGCTGACTGTACAAAGCCCATAGCACGACCTGCTTGCTCATAGTGGTAGAATAATTTGTTATCAGTAGGCATTTCATTACCTGCTAATTCGTTCATCATTACGATTGGAACGAACTTCCACTTGTCGATAAATTGATTGTATGCACGAGGTACAATGATGTTAAGCTCACTTATGAGCGTGCCTGCTCTGGTTACAGAGGGGGTGGTAAAACTTGATGGTAAAGCTGACATTTTCTTGGCTTTTAAATTCTATAATTTTTGTTAACTATTCCCCAGCTTCCATAGCTACTTGCCAAAATGGTTTAGAAACTTTAAAATCAGATGATGATTTATCATCCATATCAATGTTCTTTATATCTCTTGAAATAACTTCTTTTCTCGTAGCGGTTTTAATTTGCGTTGCCACAGAGCCAATCATTTTGCCTTCATTTTCTAATTTATAGACATCCTCGCTAATTTTTAGAATATTTGGCTTTCCTTCTTGGTCAAACCAACCACGTTTTGATAGGTAGTCGGAAGCATTGAAATTCTTCATGGTTGTTGTTAGGTTCACTTTTTCTTCTTCAGTAATTTTATAAACGACATCCTCGCCATTTAATTTATACTTAAAGTTTGAAATTTTTGGAACTTCACTTGTAACCATTTCCTCCCATTGTTTATTTGCTTCTGCAATTTCTTCTTCGGTAGGTTGATTTTCTGCTTCTTGGGTAAATTTGGGAAATTCTATGTTTTTCTTTTGTTCATCTAAAGTGCGTCTTGCTTCCCTTGCATCCCTTGCAAGGATTGTTTCACGTTCATCAATAAGCTCATTATAGTCAATAGCACTTTGGTATTCTTCAGGGTAAATATCTTCATCAATGCTTGACAAATCTTTTTTACCTGATAGGCTTCCGTACTTTGACTTAATTTCAATAGCTACGTCTCTTTCAGTCCATGTAGGATTTGAACGAATTAAGCTTTCTTTTACTACATCAAAATCAGACATAGAGGAATAGTCTTTTCTCTTTTCTGATAGGTAGTTAAAAACTTCTTCTTCATTTCCTGACTGGAAAGCAGCAAATAGCTTTTTGGCATCCTCATTCATTTCAGGGTATTTCTCAATAACCCTTTCTAATACTTGTGGTTGCTCTTCTACGATTTCTTTATTGGATTCTTCTTCGATAATGGTTGCACCTTCAGGTAAAACTATTTCAACCGAATAATCAGCAACAGGAGTTTCTAATTCATTACCTGCGGTAACAATTTCTTTTCCTTCTTGGGTAGTATCTACAACCTGTTCTTCAAAATTATCAAGAACAGCGTCTTCCCATGTTTTTGCTACATTTACTTTTTCACTCATTTTGATTTGTCTTTAAATTCTCTTATACAAAACTAACGTAGTTTTTCAATGTTTTTTTAACTTACATCATTTGCTCTTCTTCGCCTTGCATCACTTCTTCTTCACCCATTTGTTCTTGACCCATCTGTTCTTGTTGCATTCCCATTTGCTCTTGCTCCATGCCTTGTTGCTGTTGCATCATGGCTTGTTGTTCTTCAGCAGCCATTTGTTGTGCCATCTGCTGTGCTTCTCTTTCGTTTTCAGCAAGCTCTTCCATTAACATCTGTTTGTTGGTCTTATCTACAAGGCCTATACCATCAAATATCATTGAAGGCATTTGCTCGACAGTCTTACCTTGTGCAAACAATGCTTTCATAAGCTCTATCTTCAATATGCTTGAATACTTGGTTATCTCCTCAATCTTCATTGACTCCAACCTATCATTCTCTCTTTTAGCTTCCAAATCATTCTTTAATTGAATAACCTGCATCTCGCCATTTGACTTAGCTTCCGCTGCGGCAATAGCTGCTTCGGTGTTTGATTGTGAGTTTAATTGAGCTTCTTTAATTCTTTGCTTCTCACGTTTCTTTTGTCTTGCAGCTAATAAATAAGAAGCGTATTTAATATTTGTTTGAGATAACTCCTCTACTTGTAAAGCATCTTGAAGAGAAATTTCTTTGTTGCTTAAAGCAATATTTATCCTTTCTTGCAATATAGCTTGTGCAGTATCGTCAAGTACAGCTTCAATCTTTACATCAAACTGCGCCCTCTCAAAATCTTCGGTAGATTCTAAACGTATATATTCTACCTTGTCATTACCCAACGCAGCCATATATCCTTCATAGCCACCTTTCTTATAAACAAGAATGTCCCAACCCAACTGCTGAACTTTTTGTGCAGTCGGCTCCATGATGTTTAAGTACGCATTGTAAATATAATTCGATGCACTTTCTCCCTGCTTACGTGCATCTTGGAATACTTGCTTACCTACTGCTTGATTGTTTATCTGACCTGAATCTAATGCGTTAGAACCAATGATAGTCACAAGCTTTTGATATTCTGCTTGCCATTGACCTTCAATCTGCTGAAGTTTATTTGAGAAGTTTACATTGTTAGGAGTAATAGGTGGTTGTCTTCTTTCTTCGCCATCGTCACCGATACTCTTGTAATACATATTACCTGTTTGTAGGTAAATACCATATAACTGTAACGGAGAAACAATTCCTATACCCGAACCTAAGTCAATATCAGATAATCCTGCAAAATCTATGTTAGAACCATCAGGGGCAATCGTAGCAATAATGTTTTGGGTTTTAAGATTCAACAACTGCATCATCTTAATGCTTGGTATCATTGTTTCCATCAATGGTGTATTGACCATCTGATTGTTATTGTACATATAAACCGTATATGGAGAAAGTATCTCTGTAAGATTCTTCTCTGGCTTAATCATGTTTTTACTCAATCCCCATTCAAGAATCTTATCGGTATTTATGATGTAAGCACCTGTATAACTAACGTAATACGGTTTTGATTTTTCATAAGTCTTACCTTCTTTTATTTCTTTTGCAGGGTCTAATATCTCTTTGCCAAACCTGTCTATGTTTTTTTCATAGTTAAGATTATAAAGCGTTTTGTAAGTCAAGTTACATACTTGAACACGATAAGAATCGTATGGCCTTGCAACAGCATTTAACCACACATAAGACCAATTATAAGTCCATAGTGCGTTATTATACATGCCTGAATGGTCACGAGCTAAATCAAACAATTCGTTTTCTGAAAACTTGCCCGGATATTTTAATCGTATATCGGTGATAGTCATGTAATCTACTTCACCTTGCCATTCCCAATCTCTCATATCATTCCACTCGGAATATGATGTAATAAAATTGTCTGGCTTAACCCACTTTATTTTTACTCTTCCATTGGGGTCTATATATGTTTTACTAACGGCATACCCGCAATTAATTAAATCGTCAAAAATCCTATCCTTAATTACCTTGCTCCATTTGTTGTCATAAAAAACAAGATTAATCAAGTTCTCCATTACTACCTCTTCACGTTCTTTGTAGTTAAAGCCAAACTCAACATCTAATTCTTGTTCATCTTCAGGGTCTGTATCTTTAAAATCTTCTAACTCAAATCCAGCATCTTTTTGCAAAGCCATGATTTCATCCTTATTCTTCATTTTAAATAAGGCTTCATTCTTTGCTTTTTC